AGATATTATATCATATATGGAAAATGACCCAGATGGAACTCCACACTTTTCTGTAGATTTTAATGACGTAGATGATGTAGTAACAAGCTATTATAAAGCAATGGAAGATGACGATGATATTAGTTGATATGAGTCAAATCATGATGGCAAGCATTATGATGCAAATGCATATGTCAAAGAAGTCTGAACCAGATGAAGAAATGGTTCGACACATGATACTTAATTCTTTACGTATGTATCGCACACGTTTTCTATCTGAGTTTGGTGATATGGTATTGTGTTATGATTCTAGACATTACTGGAGGCGTGATTACTTTCCAGAATACAAACATAGTAGAAGAAAGAGTAGAGGTACAGATGATAAGAATTGGGATGTCATTTTTAATTGTCTCAATACAATCAAAGAAGAAGTAAAAGCTAATATGCCATACAAGTCAGTAGAAGTATATGGTGCAGAGGCTGATGATATTATTGCAACTCTTTGTTCTGAATCTTCTGATGAGGTTATGATACTCTCTGGTGATAAAGACTTTATACAATTACAAAAGTTTCCTAATGTAAAACAGTACAGTCCAATCACAAAGAAAATGATAAATGGAATAAACCCAGATGACTATCTAAAGGAACACGTATTAAAAGGTGACACTAGTGACGGCATACCAAATGTACTTTCGCCTGATAATACTTTTGTGGATGGTATTCGACAAAGGCCATTAAGTAAGAAAAAGATTGCTTTGATGGTTGAAGGTGATTTTCCAAATGATGAAGTGAAAAGAAATTATCAGAGAAATAAAAAACTAATTGATTTAACTTGCTCACCAGATGAATTACGGTCTGAGATACTTGATACATATAAGAGTGCTCCAGTTAATGATCGAAGCAAAATACTAAACTACTTTATAAAACAAAGACTAAAAACACTTACAGAATCTATAGGAGAATTTTAATAATGGAACTGTTAATATCTGAAATCTTAGACAAGGTTTCTAAAATAAAATCGAAGAAAGACAAAGTAAAATTTCTTCAAGACAATAATACTGACTCACTACGCATGGTACTTAAATCTGCATTTGATCCTAAAATTAAGTGGTTATTACCAGAGGGTGATGTTCCCTATAAACGTAATGATGCCCCAGAAGGCACAGAACACTCTGTTCTTGCATATGAAGCTCGTAAACTCTACCATTTTATGGAAGGTGGTAATGCTGATATAACTCAAAGTAAACGTGAAACAATGTTTATTCAGATGTTAGAGGGTTTACACGAAAGTGAAGCAGACGTTCTATGTGCAGCCAAAGATAAGGTTCTTCATCAGAAGTATAAAGGCCTATCTGAACCAGTTGTAAAGGAGGCTTTCTCTTGGAATGACGAATTTATGCAGATGGATGGCCCTGATCCAAGACAAGGACGCTAAATTAATTTAAACTTTTTTTACTTTTTGTTTAGAATCAATGACTTATAATGTACGATTTCCCTTGACAATCTTTCTTTCTTTATGTATAATAATAATATAATCAAGAGAGAAAAGGATTACTGATTATGATTGATATTATGAAAAAATTTGACAATGTTGATGACGGTATTGCGAATATGATTGCAGCCGCAAACTATGACTATTGTGATGGTGATAGGTACAACGATGATATGGTTAAAGAATTCAAGAATGGTTGGGAGATCAAGAAAGGTTCCAAGTATATCAAGATTTCTACCGTGAACTCTGCTTGGGGTTTTGTTGTCAACACTGATGATGACAAGAAGTTCAAGAAAGGTGATTTGTTGAAGTGTGCTGGTTACAGTGCGCCTGCAAGAAATGCCGCAAGGGGTAACGTCCTTGATGGTGGTTTTTCAATCAATTGGATGGGCCCTCTCTATTTGGTCGGCCCTGCTGGTTATTCTGTTAAATCTACTAAAGGTGGGATTTTCGGATAGTGTTTGCAAACATTATTGATATAACAGGTTCTAATAAATCTCGGCGTTTACTCGCCGAGAATGTTGTTAATTTCTGTATAGAAGAGCTTATGTCTCGTATGAAAACTCTTACTATAAATGTCAATATTCATAGTATGAAAGGTGAAGATGCTACTGGTTTTTGTTGGGAAACTGACAACAATCGTACATTTGAAATAGAGATAGAAAGAACTCTTGATGAGGAAAACTTCATAGAGACAATTTGCCACGAAATGGTTCATGTATGGCAAGGTGCGACTCGTAAAATGAAAGAAAAACCAAATAAACGATTATGGTTGTGTAAAGATGGTAAGTATCGTAATTATACTAACTGCGCTTATATGCGTCAACCTTGGGAAGTAGAAGCATATCGTATGCAAAGTGGTTTATTGAAAAAATTTAAAGAAAGTAATTATTATGTTAAATGAAGCTATTCTGGCAGGATTTTTATTTTTCAGTCCTGTTAATGCTGTTGAAGTTAAATATGATATATCGTCAATTAAATGTTTAACAGACAATATGTATCATGAAGCAAGAGATCAAGGAACTGCTGGTTTATTGGCTGTATCAAGTGTTGTTCTAAATCGTGTTAAGGATAAAAGATTTCCTAATACAATTTGTGAAGTTGTAAAACAAGGCCCGATGAGAGAAAGTTGGAAAAAGAATGGAAAATTTCTACCTATTAGAAACAAGTGCCAGTTCTCATGGTGGTGTGATGGTAAAAGTGATAAACCAAGGGATATGACAACGTATAATAAATTACAGAAAATTGCAGAAGCTTTAATTTACCATAAAGTTCCTTTTATAGATATTACAGATGGTGCTCTATTCTATCATGCTGATTATGTCAAACCCGATTGGGCTAAAACCAAGACTAAGACTGTAGAGATACAGGATCATATTTTTTACAAATGGGATAGAAAATGACTTTTGATGAATACCAAAAATTTGCAAGATCAACAGCAGTCTATCCAGAGGATTGTAAAATTACATATCCAACATTAGGACTTTGTGGTGAGGCTGGTGAAGTTGCAGAAAAGATTAAGAAACATATACGTGACGGTAGATCACTTGAAGGAGTCGGTCTAGAGTTAGGTGATGTCCTATGGTACATATCAGCACTTGCAGATGACCTTGGTGTAACTCTAGAAGAGATCGCACAAGCAAACGTAGACAAGTTGCGGTCTAGAATGGAACGTAACAAAATTAAAGGAAGTGGAGACAATAGATGAACTTAAAATATTCAAAAGACGTAGTGAAAGACTACGAAAATCTAAGTGATGGTCGTAAAGGCTATATCATGAAACGTGCTGAAAAGAAAGGTATTACTATATCTGAATATCTTTTGAAAAAGTATAGTTAGTGACTTGGTTACTTATCTTAACTGTATGTGGGCCTTTGAGTGCATTAGATTGTGTATCTCAAGTTGTGTCTACACATGATAAGATAGAACAATGTGCTGAGGAACAACTTAGACTTTCTGAGATACCAACTGATGGTGATTGGAAAACTATAATTTATGAATGTAAACTAAAGAATGGAATAAGTATATGAATATATTTTACCTTGATAAAGACCCTGTAATTGCAGCTCAGATGTCTTGCGACAAACATTGCGTTAAGATGATTCTGGAATCTGCTCAAATGCTCTCTACTGCCCATCGTGTTCTTGATGGTGATGAGTATGCTGATAATGTTGGATTATACAAGATGGCTCATAAGAATCATCCTAGTACAATCTGGGCACGTTCTAGTTCTGCAAACTACAATTGGTTGTATATACATATGGTTTCTCTCATGACCGAATACACACACCGATATGGTAAACATCATGCTACAGAAAGGTTATGGACTCCTTTAAGTAAAAGTCCTTCTTCTATTCCTGTTGTAGAGTTTACAGACCCACCACAATGTATGCCTGAAGAGTGTAAAGGTGAGGACACTGTACTTGCATATCAGAAATACTATATAATAGAGAAATCTAAAATAGCAACTTGGAATAAAACACGATCAGCGCCTAAATGGTGGAAGGAAAAAATCGATGCAAAAAAGAGAGGGTTATTGGGATTACATGGGAAGAAAGTTGCGTGAGGATACATCTAGGATGACATTAATAGAAAAAGATTATGCGGGCCTAACTGAAAGTCATTATAAAGTGTTACGTAGGTTAAAAGAGGTTACATCACACAATTTAGAATTGATTAAGAAAATTGAAAGATTAGGTGGTGATCCTAAACAAATAGAAATGGATATTTAATGAAAGTTTTTGTTATTGCTGTGGTAATGTTTTGGTCAAATCCAGCAGATAAACCATATAAAGATGCAATCCAGCTTGACACTCTAGATGGTAAGCCATTCTTTTTTATTAATAGGAAAGAGTGTTTTGAGTATGTGGATGAAAATCTAGAAGGACTAAAACAATTTGGAATGTATCATTTTAAAACAGCAGATGCAGTTGAAAAAATACTTTGTATTCCAAAAATGCAGAAGGAAACATAATGCCGACATATACGTTTTATGATGAAAAATCTGGAATAGAATGGACAGAATCTTTGTCTATTGCAGAAAGAACAAAATTTCTTGATGATAATAAACAGATAAGACAGGTGGTAGTTCCTGTTGCTGTAGTAGGAGATCATGTCATGGGTGTTGGGCCCAAGACAGATGGTGGTTTTGAAGAACGTATGTCTCAAATTGCAAATGCACATCCAGGCTCTCCTCTTGCATCAAAATACAAAAGTAATGAATCTCATGCAAAGATTAAGGCAAGGAGTATTATAGATAAACATAAGAAGAAAAGGCCCTTTGTAAGTTGATAAATAAAAATGGTGCGGGCGAGAAATCAAACTTCAGCACCGATGCACAGCATTGACGCAAGCTGGGAAGTCCCTCCGCCTATGCACCTAGAGAGGGAGTAGCGCTGCTCCCTCTCCCACTAATTTGAAAGAAAGAAAATGGCAAATAAGAAAAACAAAGAAATTAATATTAACAATCTTGTAAGTATTAAACCTATTACTGATAATCAAAAAATAGTTTTCAGTAGTTGGAAAAAAGATAAACATCAGTTTCTTTTTGGTGCAGCTGGTACAGGAAAGACATTTATTTCTATGTATCTAGCATTACAATCTGTTATGGATTTAAAAACTAAACACGATAAGGTTGTTATAGTACGTTCTTTGATTCCTACAAGAGAGATTGGTTTTTTGCCAGGCGATGAAGAAGATAAGGCTGCACTCTATCAAGTTCCATATCAGAACATGGTGCAGTTTATGTTTG